CACATCGCTAATCAGCTTGATCTTGAAAAATCTCAGACTGCGATGTCTCCAATTTCTGGATGTGCCGTATGTCTCTATCCAGACGGACATTGCATTTGCAAGGATGGAGTGTCGAAAGTTTTTCCCGCTCCCCCTGTTAAGAAAGTCTGCACTGAAATTTCTGCCCCAAAGGCGATTGAGAGTGATAGTGAAAGTTCTGACGATGAATCTGAATCAGGCTCTGTTGTTTCTTCGAAATCTTCAAAATCCAGATTGTCAGCATGTGCGGGACCAGTAGACGAAATTGTTTCCTATGCTGGTCGCACGTTGTACAATTCTGTATCTCGATGGTTCACCATGGCATACTGGGCAAAATTGCTCAGAGTCCACAGATCAATAGGAAAGATGCTTGACAAGGAGATTGTGGAGGAGCTTAACAATGTTGTTGATTCTGCAATTACGCATGGTGTGGTTGTGTTTCCCGATTTCATTTGGGACACACCAATAGTGCAGAGAGCTGTAAAGCTTTTTGTAGCTCACCGCGCAGCAGCAGATCAGATGCTTGTTGATCGATCCACTCTCCTCAGACGAACTTTCGCCATTTCTTCTCTTGTTGTTGGTAGTATTTTCCTTGCATTTCGCAAACACCCGAAACGTTTTCATGCCGCCATTTGTGGCGGTGTGTTCACCGGTGTTTCAACCGCGTTTTCTCTCAGTGCGAAGTCATACGTTGGCTACACTGCTAGGAAGAGAAAACTTGAGAAAATGCTCATGGACAGAAGGATTCAGCATAAATCGCTCGTCAAGTACGCCAAAGAAAACCCCGCGGAATCAATCACAATAGCCGTCGGCTTATTGGGATTGGTTTCATTGGGAGTTTCATGCTGGAATAGCAATCGTTTGTCTGCTTCTGCTGGAACTTTGGATAATGATCCCGAGCGTGAAACTTCCATGTTTTCATGGCTTGGCAAAATTCCATTTCCGAAAGCCAGGATTCCACAGCCTGCACGCATGGTTCAAGCTTCCCCCACTCAAGCCACCAATACTTTGAAAAATTGCGTTCTTGAAGCTTTTTTCACGCAAGATGACGATCCCACTCGATATCGAGCGCAGTTTGTGTGCCTGGAGAATGGATATGTCTTGATGAATGCTCACTATTTCAACAAAGGAGCGGTATTCGCCAACCAAAAAGTATCTCGAATAAAAGGGTACTGCGTTCAAAACTCGAACTCAGTATTCGGACGCATGTACTTTGATTTTGCTCTCTCTTCAGGAGAACGGTTTGAGAACTTCGATCTTCTCATGTTCCGGATGTCACACAGTCGAAATTTCAAAGATCACACACGATTACTTCCAACAGAACACGGAGCTGGAAATTTGAAAGCTCGTATTCTTGGCTATAACGCAGGAAAATTCCATGAATTGGTGACTACTGCTGAACATTGTGAGTGTTTGAATGGATTGGCTAAGAGAGCCATCAAGTGTTATGCGCCCAATTTGATTGATCCTGGTACTTGCATGTCCATTCTGTTGAGCGAACGCAACAACCCAGCAATTCTCGGGTTTTTGTATGCATCTTGGAGAAATCCTGACGATCCAGACTATCAAGAAGGATATGTTTTCAATCAGCAAATCCTCTACTCTGATTATGTCATGGTAAGAAAGAAACTGGAAGAGCGCTTTTCAAAACACAGCCTTTTCCCATGTGCTGGGAAAATCCCAACGGAGTTGTATGGTAAGAAAATCTACACTCCTGGCCCTGGTCATCCCCAGATGAAAATTCTTGATTCAGCCCCTGAAAATTGTCAAATCCGCATACGTGGTCAGACACCATTGCAAGCGACTTATACGTCAAACGTTAGAAAACTACCGATTTCGGAGTCAGTCGCCAGAGTGATGGGCAGACCATGTTTGTGGGGAAAACCATATTTGAATCCACCTTGGCGAGCTTACAATGCCACGATGGTTCATATGATGGATCCACCCTACCCCTACCCTTCGGATCTTGTGAACATGGCTTTTGACGATTTTGTTGAACCGTTTCCGAGAGCAATGGCTTTGTTCATTGCGCGAGTTGGTCGTCTAAGTCCTTTGAATCGTCACGACACTGTCAATGGAATTCGTGGAGTTAGTACTGTGAACGGCATGGTTTTCAACACTTCCCGAGGTATTCCTCTTCGAGGTCTCAAACTCCTGTCAGCTAATCAGCTGGTAGGAGACAATGGAGAGCTCTATTACGAGGTTGATATCGAGATATGGGATGTTGTCGACCAAATGATTGAAACTTACCGAAAGAACGAAAGATGTTTTCCCGTGTTCTCGACAAGCCTCAAGGATGAGGCAACTTTGTTGATGAAGAATGGAGAGAAGAATCTCAAGGTTCGGTGTTTTCAAGCTTCGCCCATGGCTTTCACATTGTTAGTCAGAATGTATTACATGCCCATTATCCGTTTCATACGAGCTCATCCAGAGTTGTGTGAAAATGCAGTTGGAATAAACTGCGGAGGACCAGATTGGTCCAGGATGACGGACT